AGATGCAAAGCATGATGCCGACGGTTCTTCTGTCGCTTCTGGTAACTTTACCACTATGACAGCAGCTCAGTTGTTGGCAGCACGTAAGCAAATGGGTAAGTATGGTTTGACTCCTTCAGATGTAGTATACATCGTAAGTCAGGCAATGTACTATGACTTGTTGAGTGACTCAGCATTCCAGACTCTTGATGAAGTCGGTAACGACCTCGCGGTACGAGTAACTGGTAGCTTGGGTGCGGTCTTCGGTTCACCAGTAGTGGTATCTGAAGAGTTCCCTTCAGAAGCAGCCGGTGCTCCAGTAGCATTTGCTTGTTACACTCGTAACTATGTAATGCCACGATTGCGCGGTGTTACAGTCGAGCAAGACTACGAAGTGATGAATCAGCGTCGAGTAATCGTTGCTACTCAATCACTTGGTTTTGAAGAGCTTGTAGCTGGTGCTTCAGGCGACCAGCCTTGCATTAAGATCGACTCAGTAGCTTAATAGCTAACTAAAAATAAACTGGGGAGGTTCGCCTCCCCAAGTTTTTACTAATTAACTTATGGCAAATTTAATTACATTAGCAGACTATAAACAGATTGAAGGCCTTACTAATCCCAAGGACGACTTTCGTATAAATCAGCTAATTGATTCTGTGAGTCAATTAGTAAAAACTTATTGTGGAAATAGTATTGTAGATTTTTATTCTACAAATAAAGTTGAGACTTTTAATATTGATTGGCATACTCATATAGTTCAACTCACAGAGAGTCCAGTTAATAATATAGTTTCAGTGCAAAAAAGAGATTCTGTTACAGAAAGTTACAGCACCGTGCCAACAACAGACTATTATCTTGACACTGCGACGGATAGTGTACTCTATGTAACAGGATCTACTTATAAAAACTGGCCTCATGGGGCAGGAGCTGTAAAAGTTACTTATACTGCGGGGTACTCAGTTTGTCCTGTGGATTTAAGACTTGCAGTTGTAGACTTAATTAAGTACTACATGAAAGACGAACATACTCAACGACGAACTATATCTGGTGCTACTATTGAAAATCAAGGTACTGGTGATGGTAAAGGATTTCCAGATCATATCAAACGTGTTTTGGATTTGTATAAAAACTTTTAATGAGTAATGCAAAGTTAAAAAAAGCAACAAGATTTGTTACTGAAAAAGCCGGAAAAAGGAAAATAAAAAGAAGCGGTAAAGAAGGAGACTTAGTTGCTAGAGGAGAAGCTGAGTCTGATAAAGGACAAATTTTTGTAATAAATTTAGAAAATGAGGCTGCTACTGTGTACGCAGCCACAGGACTTCAATTAACTGAAGAAGAGAAAAGAAAGTTATTTGCACGGCTTGTAAAATTTTTAAGAAAAGAAGAACAAAGTTTAAAATTAGACCCAGAAGCTAAAAAAGAGTTGCGCCGCTTAAAACATATGGTGCAGACAGAGCCTGGAGATAAGGCTTTTATAGTTGGAGACTTTAATCACGCCAAAAGATTAAAAATAAAAAATAAAGAAAATTTATCAACTATTAAAGCAGATTATGTTAATTCTTTAGAGCGAAGAGACAGAGAATACACTGCTAATGAAATATCTCTAAAATCACAATTAGGACATGGTGATAAAGGATTAGCAGTATCTCAATTTGCTTTAGAAAAATCTATATTAGAAGCACAAAAAGAGTTTGGTCTTTCAAACGCTGAAACACAACAAATGTATGATATTGTACTTCAGCAAAGAAAAAAACATAAAATTAAAGTAGATGCAGTACACGCTCAAATAGTAACAGCATCAAAACTAGATAAAAACTTTATTTTTATTATTACAAATCAATTAAGAGAGTTTAACAATGCAGATTCTCACAGAGAAAGAGCAGCTTTTACGGAGTCACTAAAAGAGTTAGATTTCTTAGGAATGGAAACGAGTACTCCACTTGATGAAGCACTTGCTGAGGTTTTTGCTGACAGCATCGCTACAAAAGGATCAAAAGTAAAAGGAAAAAGAAGAAAAAAAGTAGCAGAATCTTCTAAAGCCTCTATACAAAGTAGTAAAAACGAGAAAAAAACTTTAAATTATCAAGTAGTAAAAGGGGCGGGCACAAAAAAGTTAAAAAAGACTAAGGCTAAAAAATCGCCCTCTTCTTTAACTACATTTTTAGGTGTATTAAACCAACAACTACCAAGAAGAGTTGTTAAAAATATGCAAGAACCTTCTCTTGTAAGTAGAAGCGGCAGATTTGCAGCATCCGTTAGAGCAACAGATATTGTACGTACTCCTCAAGGATTTCCTAGCATAGGGTACACATATATGAAAAATCCTTATCAAACTTTTGAACAAGGGTACAGACAAGGTTCGGAAGAAAGAGATCCGCGACGATTAATTGATAAGTCAATAAGAGAGCTTGCAACCCAGTTTGCAATAGGACGATTCTACACCAGGAGAGTATAATGACAACGGATATTAATCGTGCTTATTCTACAAAAAGACTAGGAATTGTTAGTGCTCTTGCTGAAAAATTAAAAGAAATAGATGGAAACGGAGAGTTTAATACTGATATATATGGTAATGTTCATCCTCGTTTAAAATTTTGGGATGAAGTAAGCGAGTTTCCTGCCATACATTTAAATGCAGGTAGCGAAACTAGAGATTACCAAGGCGCAGGCTATAAAGATAGATTTCTTTCAGTTACTATAAGAGTGTATGTTCAAGCAGAAGACTCAGTAGAAGCTTTAGAAGAGCTTTTAGAAGATATAGAAACAGTTATAGAGACAAATTCTCGTTTAGAGTATAAAGATAGACGAGGAGTTTCCCATAACACACATCAAATCAGTATAATTAGTATTGATACTGATGAAGGAGTTTTGGAACCTTTAGGTGTAGGAGAGATCCTTCTGGAGGTTCGTTACTAGAAACGACTGGCAAGAACAAACGTTCACGTCCTAGTCCTTTCAATATCATAGGAGATATACTATGGCAGATACATTATATTTTAGTCGCGATACGCAAGTATTCATTAAGTTAGGAAGTGCGATATGGTCAATTCCTGTGCTTGATGGATTTTCTTTTTCGCAAGCAACAAATGCTTCAGAGATTACTCTGAACGAAATGGCAGACACTAGTGGCAATAGCCGACGAGGTCGTCAAATGTTCACAGATTCTTACGCTCCTGCAGAGTGGAGTTTTTCTACTTATATGCGTCCCTTCGCTTCAGAAGGAAGCGGATCTGGTGCAGCTGATAGTTCTGCAAAACATCACGCAGTAGAGGAAGTGCTATGGGCACTAATGGTAGGTGATGCAACATACTCATCAAATACATTCCCAGGGTTTACTGCAGATACTACGGATCTTGATATTACTTTTACTAATTCAAATAAAACAACTCTTGGTCCTGCAACTGCAGCAGGTGCAGAGTTTTTCTTTGTAATGGGTGGAGCAGGATCTGGCACAAAGACTACGTACAAAATTACAGGTTGTGTAGTAAATGAAGCATCTATAGATTTTGATATTGATGGTATTGCTACTATTAATTGGTCAGGTTTTGGTAAAATAATTACAGAAGACACTGCGCCTACGGCAACAGTCTTTGAAGCTACTAATAGTACTACTAACTTTATTCGTAATCGTCTTACATCCTTAACTATTTCTTCTACAAGTCCTACATCTACTACATATGATTTAGTTCTTACTGGAGGAAATGTTACAATTTCAAACAATATTACATTCTTAACGCCAGAAACTTTAGGAGTAGTAAATCAGCCTCTTGGACATGTTACTGGAACACGCTCTATATCAGGTAACTTTACTTGTTACTTAAATGCAGAAGCTAATTCGAGTGCTGACTTGTTCGAAAATATAATTGAAGGAACAACTACAATTACAAATGACTTTGATTTATTATTTAAAGTTGGAGGAACTGCAACACCGCGTGTTGAGCTTGCAATGACAGACTGTCACTTAGAAGTGCCTGCACACAGCATTGATGATGTTATTTCTTTAGAAACTAACTTCCATGCTTTACCAAGCAGTATCTCAGGAACCGACGAACTAACTATAAAATACGTTGGGGCATAATAATAACATTGTACTTTAAGGGGCTTCGGCCCCTTTTCTTTACTCCTGTCAAAAATAAATCTTGACATCCTACCTCCCATCACCTATAATTACATGATATAAATTTTACATTCTTAGAAGGAGAAAAAATGACTGATTCACCCGTATCTTTAGCGAGTCTTATGACTCCAAGCAAAACTGTTTCCATTGATTTTCCCGGATATTCGGGTATGAAAGTATCTCTTTGCTACTTGGCTCGTGAAGAACTTCTTAAATTACGCAAAAAATGCGTATCGACAAAATTTGATAAGAAGACACGTCAACCAGAAGAAATATTAGATGAAGACAAGTTTTTAGTAGAATATTGTAAGGCAGTAATCAAAGCATGGTCTGGCTTGAAGTTTTCATACCTAGAAGAGCTTCTTTTGGTAGATGTCTCGGCCTATGATCCTAGTGATGAGCTTCCTTATACACAAGATAACGCAGAGCTACTTATGAAGAATTCTACAGTATTTGACACGTGGGTTACAGAAACTGTAGGTGATCTTGAAAATTTTACTGGGAGCAAGTAGAGAAACTTCGGTCTTTACTTAAGCGTTATATACAGGAAGAAGACAGTAACTTCGATGTAGAGAAGTACTTGCTCCTGTGTGAACAATTAGGCGAAACTCCCGACCCTGCCAAAATGCCGCTCGAACTTTCTGATTTTCCAGAAGAAGTTCAAGTGGCATTTTTTATGCTTAGTTTATTACCAGATCACTGGGAAGGAATGAGTGGAACATATATGGGAAAATATTGGGATGGAATAGATTACTTTTTTAAATTATATGAAGTAGAGAATCCTCGAATAATATTGTACTTTATGAAACTTTATGAGAATCAATTAGTTACGTATAAAGCAGAAAAATCAGAGCAGAAACGTAAAGCAGAAGAGAGAAAAGCAAAAAGCGGTGGAAAAAATTACACCCATAATGTGAAAGGCTAATGGCAAAAAATAAAATCATTATTGATATTGAAGTTAATGGCAAGATGCAAAAAGCTACTGTGTCTGCGAAAAAACTTTCCGATGCCTTAGATAAAACGGGAAAGAGCGCTCGCACTGCAGATAGAAATATGAAAGGTGCTTCTCAGCAATCTGCAAACGGAACTAAAAACTTTTCTAAAATGGCACAAGGAATGACAGGCACTCTAGTTCCTGCGTATGCTACTCTTGCGGCCAATGTGTTTGCAATAACAGCATTATTCAGTGCCTTAAAAACAGCAGCAGATTTTAGAGTTATACAAGAATCTCAGGTAGCTTTTTCTTCCGCTACAGGTGTTGGTTTAAAAAGTCTTACAGCAAATATTAAAAGTGCTACAGATGGATTAATTGGATTTACAGAGGCGTCTTCTGCAGCAGCCATAGGTACTGCATCTGGCTTGAACATGACTCAAATAGAAAATTTAGCGACTGGAGCAAAAAATGTCTCTTTAATACTTGGTAGAGATGTTACAGATTCTTTCAATCGTCTTATTCGGGGTGTAACAAAAGCAGAGCCAGAATTATTAGATGAATTGGGTATTACTTTAAGACTGGCCGATGCTAGTGAAAAATATGCTGCATCTTTAAATAAAAGTGCAAAAGAACTAACACTCTATGAAAAAAGTCAAGCAGTCGCACTAGAAGTTCAAACACAGCTAGATCAAAAGTATGCAAGTACTGCAGCTGCTGTAGAACTACAATCTAATTCTGTTGCTAAATTAGGAGTAGAATTTGAAAAAGTATTAAATCCTATAAAAAGTTTTGTTTCTTTCTTAGCGGAGCCTACGGCTGAATTTTTAGCTAATAATGTTAGAGCACTTGCCGCAGCTTTTGCACTATTAGCTATTCCGATTGTTAAATCATTAATACCTGGTCTTGAAGATTGGGCACAAACTTCCATCGACTCAGCAGAAGCTGCATCAAATGCTATAAGAGATGCAAAAACTGAAGTTGAAGCACTCAAACAAGCTCAAGTAGACTTAGCACAGGCTGGAACAGATCCAACCAAAGCAGCTCAAACAGCACTAACAGGTATAAAAGCTAAGAAAGGATCAGGAATTGACTTAATTCAACAAGGTCAATTTGATAAACTTTCAAAAAGACAAATTACCGCACTAAGAGTTGCAGCAAAAAAAGGAACGGGTGCTGTAAAGAATATGTCAGACAGTATGCGAAGAGAGTATATTGCGGCATTAACCGCAATGGAAGGAAAAACTCAAATT